GCTCAGCTTATATTGCAGAGCTCGTAGATACTGGGCGTTTAGATGGAGTCACAAGCTCACTTAAATTAGATTACCTAGTTCAATATGTAAAAGACCACCTAGAACAAAGCGAAGACAACAAGGTAGTTATATTTGCTACCTACGTTGATATGTTAGATAAAATTGTTGACGCACTGGGCGTTGACATGTGTAGAAAGTACTCGGGAAAACTAGATGCTAAAACTAAAGAGGACAATAAAGTTGCCTTCAACACTGACCCCGCTATTCGTGTTCTTGTTAGCTCTGATGCTGGGGGCTACGGTGTGGACCTCCCTGCTGCTAACCTGCTTATCAACTATGATTTACCTTGGAGTTCAGGAAACGCTACGCAAAGGAATGGTCGTATTCAAAGAGCGTCCTCCACGTGGCCCACAATCGTAATCCAAGATATTCTTATCGCTGGCTCAATTGAAGAGCGTCAACACGAGGCGCTGCAACAGAAAAACTCTGTTGCTAGCGCTATCATTGACGGCACTGGCATGACAGAAGATGGTGGAGTACCATTAAGTGTTGGTAGCTTGAGACAGTTTTTACTTGCAGCAAATGTTTAATGCCCCGTAGCTCAGTTGGCAGAGCATCGCACTGTTAATGCGAGTGTCCCTGGTTCGAGCCCAGGCGGGGCAGCAATGCGGTTGTAGCTCAGTTGGTAGAGCGGCACCTTGCCAAGGTGCAGGTCGCGAGTTCGAGCCTCGTCAACCGCTCCATTCCCACCTCGTCTAACGGCAGGACGGCGCCCTCTGGAGGCGTCTATCGTGGTTCGAATCCATGGGTGGGAGCTTTACACCCAACGATTATCGTTGGGCAGGTATACTTGTAGGATGCCTAATGCACCTAAGACACCAACGCGTACTATCCGCGTCTCTGATAGCCTTTGGACTGCTGTCCAGAAGAAGGCTAAGGCAGAAAAGATTACGGTTACCAGCGTCATTATCAAGGCGCTAGAAGATTATCTTAACAAGTAACATGAGCAAGCACCACGATAAGATTGCTAAGGCTTTGGCCCAGCGTCAAGCCGCAGCCCCTAACGGCGCTGGTTATAAGAAGCCTGGTAGCATGAACAAGAAGAAAACTGGCTACCGAGGCATCAAGGCGAACAACGCCAAATAATAAGTTGACAGACCCTAGGGCTTGGTATTAGGTTATAACCAAGTTCAACAGATAGGGGATTTTCATGGATACAACAGCTATCCGCTCGTTTATTAATCAGTATCAAAAACTTAAAGATGAAGTAGACTTTTTAAGTAAAAGACAAACAGAAATTAAAGGACGACTAACTCAGTCTATTGATGAGTTTGGCGCTGCCGATGAACGCGGTCACATCGTTCTTACAGTTCCCGCAGAGATGTCAGAGGAACAAGATGTAACTATTATGAAGCAACGTCGTGTTGCAAAGAACCTAGACATGGATGTAGCAGAAGATATCCTTACTAAAAAAGGTATCCGCGATAAGTGTATTAAGATGGTTCCACAAATTGATGAAGCAGCAATCATGGCTGCTTTCTATGAGGGGTATTTAACAGAGGATGACATTGACACAATGTTTCCATCTAAAGTTACTTATGCATTTATCGTAGGAAAGTAATAGGCTTAAATGTCAGACGAGATAGATAAGATGTTTTCTGATTTGGATACCTATTATCCAAACAGTAAACGAAAGCGTCGGGAATCAAAAAAACCCGAGGTAGATGTTCCAGATACATGGGATACAAAATCCTATAAAAAGACTCTACCTAATGGTAAGGACATAGAGTTCTACACCATTGGCGCTCTCGCACAAGCGTTAGGAAGACCTGTAATAACAGTCCGTACATGGATTAAAGAGGGATACCTACCGCCATCACCTTACCGACTTCCCACAAAGAAGAACCGTAACGGGGATGACCATAAAGGTCGGAGACTGTACTCTCGGGCCCAGATAGAAGCAGTTGTTGAACTGTTTGGTAAGTCTGGAGTTTTGCACGTGAAACGTATAGACTGGCCAAATCAGCAATTAACAAATGCTATTGCTGATACTTGGAAACGTATCCAAGTCGAAGATGCTAAAACAAACGAAACAAAGGAATGATATGTCAATCAATCGCACGGAAGATTTTCTTCCAAAAGTAGACGAGTTCTCAGTGGACTCACAAATTGATGAGCGTCCGACTCAATCAAGCAGTAACGCAGTACTATCAGGATGGGATGCAGCCGAAAAGCTCACCGTATCCGCAGGTGACTACCCAACAGAATTTAAGTTTGTTGATGGTGAGTTCACAATTGTTAAGTTCATTGACCAGAATGGTCCCTTTGCTATCTACAAGCAACACTTTCTACAGCAGAAAACTGTGGGCAAGCGCTCGTATGTATCACTTGGGGCTAACGACCCACTATGCGTAAAGCTAGGCAGCAAGCCTGAGGACAAGCGAGCATTCACTATTGCAGTGGTTACTCCAGCAGGTGTTGTACGTCAGATGCTTATCGCAAGCCCACGCTTGTACAAGACATTGTATGCAGCAGAGTTCTCACCACAAGGTCCTTTGACCAAGAACTACTGGGCTATCAGCCGCACTGGAAAGATGCAGCAAACTGTGTATCACCTCAACGCAGTTAAGTCTCGCGACCTCATGGAAGACTGGGGAATCGATTCAGACATGGCAGAAAAGGGTGTTGCCGAAGTCAAGCCGTTCGAACGTTCCGTTATCAAGGAACACACATGGGCGGAACTTGAAGAAATCGCCAACTCACTTCTCTAACAACTAGCGTTCTGGGGAGCCATGTTCTTAATCCCCTTTCTAATATGGCTCCCCAGACTCTTAAGGGGTATCACTTGAACATTATTACAACACGAGAACAATTAGATGAGATGGTTGATTACTATCTTAAGCAAGATGTTTTTGCTTTTGACGTAGAAACTGTTGGAGCAAGACGAGGAGTTCCAGTTGTCAACCAAGTATTATGGATTAGCCTTGCAACACATGGTCGCGGGGATGTTATTCCGTTGGGCCACCCAAATGGTGAGTTTATATCAGAGAGCTTCCCACTCACGGGGCAAGGAGAGAAGCGCGTTCTCGCGGGTTTACAGGCTAGAGAGAGCGATTACTCTCGTGACCGCAAAAAGGCTACTAAAACTTTCGGCCCGCCTCCTGAACAGCTCTTCCCAGCCGAAGTCTTTGAAGCATTAAAACCTTTATTTTTTAGCGACAAGTTAAAGGTAGGACATAACTTAGTCTTTGACCTATGTTCTGTTGCCAAGTACCTAGATAAGCAGATACCTACTGGCCCTTACTTTGACACGATGGTTGGTTCATTTGTATATGACAACCGTAATAAAAACCGTTGCGGTCTAGATGACTGCCTAAAGCGAGAACTTAACTATGAGATGGAAAAGGGTGTAGGAGCCGAGGTTGAGGCCTACGCGTTTAGTGTTGTCGCCAAGTATGCATATCTAGATGCTAAGTACACGTTCCTACTATGGAAAGAAGTATCTAAAAAGATTACTGAGGCTGACCTAGACAACATCATGAACTTAGAGATGGGTGTCTTAGAGGTTTTATGCCACATGAAGTTGCACGGCGCACCTATTGACACTGAGCAGTTAGCTGTACTTAATACTCAGCTAGAGATAGATATAGAAAAAGCTAGGTCAGAGATTTATAAGATTGCTGGACGCGTATTTAATATCAACTCCAACCAAGAGAAACAGTACCTTCTATACAGCAAGAAGTCCGATGGCGGGCAAGGGCTAAGCCCAAAGATTCTTACCGCAAAAGGTCAAGACAAAGAGATGAAAGGCATGGACCTTGACTACATAGATTACTCCGTGTCAGCCGAGGCACTAGAGCCTTACCGTGAGAAGAACTTGCTAGTCCACGCTTTGCTTACCTACGCAGACTTAAATAAGTTACAGAGCACATACGTAATCCCATACCTAGGCGGTGACGTTGTTCGTACAGTTGGTGGTAAATCTAAAGTAGAGTACAAGGAAAGCCTATTAGTTGATGGGCGTATCCACGCTGACTTTATCCAACACGGAGCTGAGACTGGTCGTTTCTCTAGTCGTAATCCAAACTTACAGAATGTTCCTAACCCAGCCACTGCGCACGGTAAGGCTATCCGCAACTTGTTCTACGCCCCACCAGGTTACAAGTTAGTTGTTGCAGACTACTCACAGATTGAACCACGCATAATTGCGTCTATGTCTAAAGACCCAACCATGGTTAAGAACTATGTAGAGGGTGGCGATATCTATACAACTGTTGGTGATGTTATGAAGGTAAACCGTCAGGCTGGAAAGGTGCTTGTTCTATCTATGGCATACGGTGTGGGTCCAGATAAGATTGCTCGTTCTATTGGTTGTACCGTTACAGAAGCACGTAACCTACTAGGAGACTTTGCGGATAAGTTTAAGTCCGTAAACATCTACCGTATTAAGGTTATTGGAGCTACTAGAAGTAAGCAGTATGTTTCTACCCTCATGGGTCGTAAGCGTTACCTACCTGAGATTAACTCTAGAGACTTCCTTAAACGTGGCGGAGCTGAGCGTCAAGCGTTCAACACACGCATCCAGGGGTCTGCCGCTGACATCATGAAGCTTGCTATGATTAGGGCTCATCAGATGATTCCTAAGGGGGCCAGTATCTTGTTAACCGTACACGATGAACTTGTTACTCTAACCCCAGATAGTCTTGTTGATGAAACTAAAGAGGCTATTAGAGAAGCGATGGAAGGCATTAACCTGCTAGAGGTCCCCCTTATTGCAGATGTAAAGGTTGTCCAGCGATGGGGAGAGGCAAAGTGAGTTGGTTTAATCGTTTCTTTAAAAAAGATGGTGACCCAATTAATGTATCTTTTGAAAATTTTAAAGAGGAGATACCGCTAGGCACATTAATGCGCTGGTACTTATATGATACAGATTTAGCTGAGCACCCTAACGAGTTAGCATTATTACTTGGTATGAACCCAGTAAGTGATGAAGGACATGAGCATGAAGAGGGTGAAAGCGACTCACGTTTAGATGAAATTGAGTACTTAATCCCTTTTATATCGACTATTGCAGAGTTAGGCGCCGATGTAATTGTTGCTATGCAGGTAGATGAAATTAAAAAACGAGAGCCAGACGGATTTTTAGAAAAAGAAATTGAAAGAGAAACTGAGATGATGCATATAATGTATCGGATGATTGGTTTTTCAACCCTATTAGGGGGCTTGTCAAGCGCGATGAAAATTGGTTTAATAGCACCTGGGGAAGTTTACTCAACTGACCTGGCTTACAGAAAGGAAGAGGACGATGAGCAGTAATTGGTGGGCTAATAAATTAGGGGGCACACCCGCTCCACGACCTCAACCTGTAACACCACAGGCTCAACCACAGCAACCCGTATATCAACAACCGCCTTCATACCCAACAGTTCAACAAACAGTTCCATTAGCAGAACGTTGTCCAGGTTGTGGAAGTAATAATTATGGTGGTGCAACACCCGAGTCTCGTAAGCGTTGTTATGATTGCGGTTATCCAATTGTTCAATCTGGAACAGGTGTTTCTGGGGTAAATGGCCCTAGAGCAGATGGTCCTGTACAATCAGCAAAGCAAGTACAAGCAGGCGGTTTTAACCCACAGACAATCATTGGACACATTTAATGCATGCAGAGCTATTAAAAGTATTAAAGAACATCAACAAGAAGTACGGAGATGACACCATCATCCTCGGGTCTGACATTAAGACCGATGTTGCTCAGCGTTATACAACTGGCTCAGTATCTTTAGACGTTGCGCTAGGTGGTGGATGGCCAGTAAACCAATGGCATGAGATTATTGGTGAAGCTAGTAATGGTAAGACCGCTATTGCATTAAAGACTATTGCTGCTAATCAAAAGCGCGACCCAGAGTTTACAACTGTGTGGGTAGCAGCAGAGCAGTGGGTACCGACATACGCAGAGATGTGCGGTGTTGATTCCTCCCGTGTATACGTAGTTTCAACTAACGTTATGGAGCAAGCATATGAATCTGTCATCCAGCTTACAGAAAGTAAAGCGGTCGATTGTATTGTTCTTGATTCTTTACCTGCCTTGGTCCCTACAACAGAAAACGATAAGGAGATGGAGGAATCTACTGTAGGTCGTAGTGCCCTTCTAACTAATAAGTTTTTCCGCAAGGTAGGTAAGGCATCTAAGAGAAGTCTTACAGAAGAAGAGCGTCCATTTATTGGTATTGTTATTAACCAGTGGCGTTCAAAGATTGGCGTTATGTATGGCGACCCCCGCACTACTCCAGGTGGGCTAGGAAAAGACTACGCTTTCTTTACTCGCATTGAAGTCCGTCGTGATGACTGGATTGAAGTAGGCACAGGGCAGGATAAGCGCCGTGTAGGGCAGAGTATTAAGGCCAGAGTTATCAAGAACAAGTCAGCCCCACCATCACAGGTGGCTACCTTTGACTTTTACTTCTCAAAGGGCAACGGTTTGCATGCTGGCGACATTGATTTTGCTAAAGAAATCCTTGCTATTGGCATACTAAACAAGGTAATCAGTAGGGCTGGCGCCTACTACCGTTACGCGGATAGACAGTGGCAGGGTTCTGATGCTATGCTTGACGCTATACGGGAAGAAATTGATTTAAAAGAGACTTTAGAACGCGATGTACTTGACTCCATCAAGGCAGGCTCCAAACTGGTAGCCGAGAATGAGGAGTAAAGGACAAAAGGAGTCGAAGAAGCATGAGGACCGACTAGCAAAAGCTATCGGTGGTCAGCGTACAGCTGCCAGCGGTGCATTTTGGAGTCGTAAAGGTGATGTTCGGTCTAAAGACTTGTTAATAGAACACAAGTGGACTGGCAAAGCCACCGTAACCATTAAAGCTACGGTTCTAGAAAAGATTGTTACAGAAGCAATTCTTGACAGTCGGATGCCTGTCCTCGGTTTCAGTCTCAATAATGAAAATTACGTGATGCTAACTGAAGATGACTTTCTGGAACTACGCCAGAGACTTCAGGAGTTTATTGAGTGCACGAAGACATCGGACACGTAGAAGGCTGGAGACATAAAGCCAAGTGTCGCGGTATGGATACTGAGTTGTGGTATCCACCAAGAGATAAAACAAAGTATAAAAAAGTAGCAACCGTATCTAAAGCAGTCTGCTTTGGTAAGGACGGTTTGCCAGAGTGTCCTGTACGTAAAGAGTGTTTGTTATACGCAGAGTCAATGGATGAACAGCACGGTATCTGGGGCGGCATGTCTCACCGTGAACGTAACGCGTTAAAACGTAAAGCTAAGAAACAAGGAAAGACACTTGAGGAGTGGGTGCTTGACCTTGATGTGTGATAGGGTCTGAATATGACACAACCTAAGTACAAGCCTTCGGGGGCATTAAAGAGTTTTGTAAATGCTGGTAAAAAACCAAGCAGAGTATTAACTTCAGTAGAAAGACATGTTCTTTCTAAACCAAAAGATATGAGTCGTCGCACTGACGTACTGCACCCATCAGAGATGGCAAGCGGTGAGTGGTGCTACAGAGCTTCTTATTTCCAGTTAAAAGGCCACTACCCTTTAGAAAGTAATCGCACTAACAGTCTTAGATTGCAGTCTGTTTTTGCTGAAGGACATGGTATCCACGCTAAATGGCAGAAGTGGTTCCAAGAAATGAACTGTCTGTATGGCAAGTGGTACTGCAAGGATTGTGACGAGTATTTCTTTGGTGGCTCTGACTGCCATGATGGCCCACTTGAGTACTGTGAAGTCCCGTTGTTTTATGAACCACTACGCATCTCAGGTCATGCCGATGGGTGGCTAGTAAACCTAGGTGACCCGTTAATGCTAGAGGTTAAGTCCATAGGTATTGGAACTATCCGTTGGGAAAACCCAGGGTTAGTAGCACAACACAGCGGTAATATGGAAAAGATTTGGGCAGATATTAAAGAGCCTTTTGCTAAGCACATTACCCAAGTACAGATTTATATGAAGCTTGCTGAGTTGCTAGAGTTGCCAGATTATCCAAGAGAAGCCGTGCTTATCTATGAAAACAAAGCAACACAGGATGTAAAAGAATTTGTAGTACCTAAGTCTGATTTTGCTATTGCCCCTATGTTTGAGGCAGCAGCAATGATTATGGAAGCCATTAATACCAACACCCCTCCCGTTTGTAATTTAGACAAGTGGGGCGGATGTTCTAAGTGCGGAGGTTATAATGAGTGAGATAGTAGCAACAGGCATCAGCGAGATTGTCTTACAACAGTTGGAGTCCCAAGGGCTTCCATTAAAACGCTCAATGAACATCCAACCACCCGAGTTTCCAGCGGATATTACCCTGGTTGATGACCAAGAACTAATGGTTATGGCTGGTAAATATATGGAGAACTTAAACTTCCTACGTACTCAGGTAGCATGCGCTAACCTCGCAGAGTTAGAGGCTACGAACTCCTATGACCTTGAAGTTGCTAAGGGTTTGCTAACTAAAACCACTGGTAAGAGCACAGAAAAAGCCGTCATGTTAAAGGCAGCTGTTGCTACCGATGATTACATCATGGTCTTAGACAAAGCAAAGAACTATGCCCACGCATATAGAAAGCTTTTGGAGACTGCGCTAGAAAACCTAGAGCGTTACTACTCATTGACCAGTCGTGAGCTAACCCGACGTACATCTAGCAGTCGGATGATGGGAAATAGATTTGTACCATGACCATTAAAAATTTTGATGGAGGTCTCGACCTCGCAGGCAGTAGCCCCGTTCCAGTGTATGTAGGCATCGACCAGTCATATAGTGGATTTGCTATAACCCTGCTAGGGGATGACAACACTTTTTTTACTAAAGTGTTTAAGTCCGATTTACGAGGTATAGACCGTTTGGTAGAGATTAGGCTATTCCTTAGCAATGTCCTATTTGATATGCCCATCAAGATATTAGATGTAGCCATGGAAGATTACGCTTACGCAGGCTCAGGAAGAGTGTTCCATTTAGGTGAGCTAGGGGGCATGGTTAAGCTTGAGTGTCATGAGGCTGGGCACTACCCACTATTAGTACCTCCTACCAGCCTAAAGAAGTATGTGACAGGCAAGGGAACAGGTATACAAAAGAACCAGATGCTACTTCACATTTATAAGAAATGGGGTGTAGAATTCACGGACGACAACGCCGCAGATTCCTACTCCCTAGCTAGGGTGGTTTCTGGCAAGCATGAGTTAGCGTATGAAAAAGAAGTGTACGATAAACTACAAGATGTCAAACATAGGGAACGATAATGACAACAATTGTTGGTGTGCAATACGAGGATAAATGCGTCCTAGGTGCAGACAGTCAAGTAACTGATGTTGATGGCCGTATTCAACGACATACGCAAATGGTAAAGATTTCCCAACGCGGTGACCTTCTTATTGCAGGTTCTGGTGAGGTTAATCCTTGCGATATTGCACAGCATATTTGGACACCGCCTAAACTAACAGCAGCACATAAAAAAGATGTTTATCATTTTGCTATTACTAAAGTTGTTCCATCTTTACGTAAGTGCCTAAAAGATAATGGCTACAACTTTGAAGAAGAACGAGATAAAAGTAATAACGAACAACGTTTCCATTTTCTCATTGCCGTTGGCGGTGAGATTTTTGATATCAGTGATGACTTATCAGTAACGCGTTCCCAAGACGGATTATATGCGGTAGGCAATGGCTCAGCATATGCTTTAGGAGCATTACATGCTGGTGCTAAAGCTCAGGAAGCCCTAGAAATTGCAGAAAAACTGGATGCGTATACCTCAGGACCATTTCAAATAGTAGAACAAGAAAAGGTAGGCTGATGCCAAAGTATGATTTTACATGTATGAAGTGCGACAGAACTGTCGAGATGCATTTTGCATTTGATGCTACACAGCGCCCTACTTGCGACAGTTGCGGAGAATTTATGATTAAGTCTTACACACCGCCATCAGTGCAGTTTAAAGGCGGAGGCTGGGGAGGCCAAGGATGAACTACAAAGGTTTACCAGTATTAGTTGCAGACGATGATTTTATTGAGCATCTTCACGAACACGGTTTTAGTGAAACTATTGACATTGGAGATTTAGCCCTTGAGTGGGTTAATTGGGCTAAGGAGAACGTAGATGAGTAAGACGCAAGACAAGCGAGCAGCGCGTGTTGCTGAACAACAAGAGTTTATTAAGAAGCGTCGTACAGCTCAGTTAGCTGTATTTGAGTCAAACTTTAACGCGGGTTTACAGTTTTATAATGACAACAAAGACAAGATGTCAGAAGAAGAAATTGCCCTTATTGATAAAGAGATTGAAGACAACCTCGCCCTAATCCATAATATAAAAAAGGAGTGGGGTTTAGATGGCCAAGAGTCATAAGAAAAAAGACTTGCTAGAGGACGGTTGGATGACCTCTGATGAGTTTGTAGACCGCCTCACCCTTGGACTTAGGGAGTATCTAAGCTCTAATTGGGGCCATGCTAAAGGTCAGTTACATCACCCAGAAGATTTAGCTACTACAGCCTCAATTTATATGGAAGTTGCTTACAGAGTTATTGCAGATTTTAGCGGTTGTCACCATGGCAAAGGGAATTAGAGAACTAAAGCCTGATTACACAGGCACTATGGAGTATGCAGACCAGATTTGTCATGAATGCCCTAACTGTGAGTCTAGTCTGTGGAACATAAAGGCTAGTTTTCAGGACTATGAGTTATCCCAGTATTTGCTGGATATGGAGTGTTCTATCTGTGGCAGCTATGCCAAGGCTCCTACGCCTTTAGACAGACCAACTTTAATTTAGACTGCATAATTGTATCTACGGGGTTCCACACTATTCGTAAACCGAGGTACACATGTCCGAACCAAAAGATGAACAAATCCTACGCGTAGGCGCAGGAAGCAACCCACAAGCTGTAGCATCAGCTATTGCACACAGCATTTATGAGACTCGCGCTTGCAAGATTCGTGCAGTCGGAGCTGGCGCAGTAAACCAAGCGGTCAAAGCTATTGCTATTGCCCGTGGATACACAGCTCCACGAGGTCTAGACCTACTCTGCATCCCTGGCTTCTCAAGTATTGACAGCCACGATGGTCAGATTTCCGCAATTGTTTTTGATGTAAAGGCAAGTTAACCCTGTATTTCTACCCTAATAGATATACCCTGTTATTACTCCTAAGGCCAAAGGAAACCATATGAAAAAAGATACAAAGAAGAACCCAGCACCGATTGCTCCTACTTCAGCTGAGCCATCAAACGCTGCGGGTTCAAAGCCACAAGTTGCTAAGCCTCTAAAAGGAACACTTGTGAAGAAGACTGGTAACGCTAAGGGTGGAACAGACCCATACACACAAGCAAAGCCAGCACGTAAGAACATTCTTGGACAACTCGCTCGCGGTGGCGCTCGATACGGCATCCGTGTTAAGTTCCAGAAGAGTGTTGCTCCAGAAGCAGGTGCTACTCAGAGTAACGGCCGCATGTTTAGCTCAGCCATTAATCGTCAGCGCCCTAACTTCAAAGACGGCAGCAACAACTAAAACTTAATAGCTAGAAGCCCCGCTATATGCGGGGCTTTTTGCATTTCGGGAATATATTTTATATTAGATTGTTGTATACTATAGATGACCGCTCAACCGAGGGTCACTTAACTTATATCGTCTAAGGAGATATATTATGGCTTCAGGCTACCCAATTCAATGGTCAGGCAACGAACAATGGCCTCACAATAAAGATAGAAAACCAATACCCAGTATGACTATTGCGGAAGCTCAGCGCATAGCTGCAGAACGTTCCGTAGACCCGTTTAAACTACTACACAACATGCTTGACCCATGGACTTTTGGATTTGAAAGACACCTTGAGTTCATGAAAAACCTTTCTGATGTACGCATTCAAGGCAATTACCCTCCGTACAATATCAAGACTTTGCCAGAAGATAAGGCTGTTATTGAGATTGCGATTGCGGGGTTCAAGAAGACCGAGATTGACATCGAGTACAAGGAAAACATCATTACTGTAAAAGGAGAAAAGGCCGAAGATGACGAGTCCACTTATGCTTATAAGGGCATAGCTGGTCGTAACTTTGTCCAAACCTTTGCTGTTGCCGATGACGTAATTGTCAAAGGGGCAAACATGGAAGATGGTTTCCTTATGATTTCTTTGGAGAGGATTGTCCCCGAAGAAAAGAAAGCCAAGAAAATCAGCATCAAATAGTTTGTCCATGGACGTTCACTGACGTTCACCAAGCTTGTTATATACTTGCAAGACGGACTGTAACCCTGTTATAGTACGACTCCCCCTTCTTGTACCAAAGCCCCCTGCTAAATATTTTATTTAGCAGGGGGTTTACTTTACTTACCGCCACTGATTCTTTATGATACGCTTACTATCACACACGAGACGGGGCGAAAGGACAACCAATGCCTAAGGAGCCAGATAAAAAGAGTCTGGGCGATTTGCTTACAGAATTAGAGGCAAATCCAAAGAGAAGCAAAAGCGCAGGTGCATGTATTTGTGGTAGATGGTTAACAACTATTGATAAAGATACAGTAGAGCGTATGTATAAAGCTTTTGGTGGAACAAAAATCCTTGTAGATATTTCTAATTACTTTTATGCAATTAAAGAAGTGTATCCAGAGATTCCATTAGAAAAGACAACGTTCTATATGCACTTTAGAAGAAAATGCTCATGCTATAGAAACAACGGAGATAATGCCTAATGACAACAAAATTAAGCCTGAACGACATTTTAGATATGGCTATGGTAGATGCGGAAGTCGCTCCTACTAACTGGGCTTGGCCACCAATACAACAAGCAAAGCCAACAGTTATTAAGCCAGCAGAATATAAAGAAAAGCAAGCAACAAAAAATGGATTTAAATTATTTGTATTTGTACCTGACCCACAGATTGGTTATCGCAAGTATGAAGATGGAACACTAGACCCATTCCATGATGAAGCAGCAATTGACGTACATTTCCAATTGCTGGCATACATGGAAAAGCGCTATGGAGTAGATGAGATTGTGCACCTTGGCGATTACCTAGACCTACCAACAATGGGTAAATACGCACAGGAAGAAATGTTTGCACACACTGTGCAGCCAGCACTTGACTACGGTCACGCACTGCTAGCTAAGCAACGTGCAACATGCCCAACTGCAAAGATTACTTTAATTGAAGGTAACCACGACTGCCGTATGCAAAAGTACGTAACAATGAACGCCATGGCGTCTAAGGGTATTAAACGCGCAGGCGCAACCCCAGAAGACTGGCCTGTTATGTCTATTCCTTTTCTACTTCGCTTAGATGAAATTAATGTTGATTACGTAGGTGGTTACCCAGCAGGTGAGTATTGGATTACTCCACACCTACGTGCTGTACACGGAACCACTGTCCGCTCTGGTGGTTCAACCGCTTCAGCGTATGTAAACAAGAACCCACATGTATCAACAGTGTTTGGTCACGCTCACCGTCAAGAGATGCAGTACAAAACTGTGGCTAATGGCGATGGTCCTATCCGTTCAGTGTCAGCGTCACCAGGATGCTTATGCCGTGTAGACGGCGCTGTTCCTTCATATGGTTCTGGTTTAAATGACCAAGGACGTCCACTTAAGCACTGGGAAGACTGGCAGCAAGGAATTATGATTGGCTGGGTCCATGAAGATGACGGCCATTTCACCTTGCAGCCTATTCACATTATGGATGGCGAAGCCATTTACGAGGGTAAAGAGTTTAAGGCGACCGTCTAAACATACAGGCGTATGATTGAGGTATGGCTGGCCCACACCAAAACACACAAAATCTAGGCGCTGCAGGTATGCAGGGCACCTACACCAATTACGGTGGAGGTGGAACTCCTGTTGCACGTAGCGAAATGGATTTCGTGCGTATGGGTGTCGGCCGCGTACCGCAAGCCGAGTATCCAGACGGGTATCTTGGAACTATTCGTACACGACGTGATGACCGTGGCCGTGGCAAACCAAACGGAACATCAGAAAATGTACTTGACAGCTTAAAGACTCGTGTTACTCAACGCTCATACCAACGCGGTGTTCACCGTGGTGAGCGTATTGACCAGTCTGATTATTACTATCCCGCAGGTTTAGAAAACACAAGAGGCATCGCTCGACAGATGCAAGCAGCTAAAGAGGGAAACGTATACAAGGTCAAGCGTCACGTCGAAGCCTACAACTTGGTACCTGCTCCACACCTTCCTAACGACGGTAAAGCGGGTCCAACTGTTAAAAGCGATTCACCAGTTAATATTAATAAGGTACGCCAAGAGCAAATGTCGCGTATGCGACCACAATGGAAGTAGAAGATGCCAGGTAAATATTCGGACGGTGTCTACGGCCACAAGCCGTGGGATAAAGACCGCGCTGGAGTCAATACTCCAGAAGAAGCGGCGTTTCCCCCACAGGAATACCTAGGACCTTTTCAATCTAATCAAGACCGCTTACTTAACCAATCCTTGGCAACATGGACCATGAGTGGTGCGGAACTACAAGAATTAGTAAGACCAAATCTACCCCAGATAAAGTTATTTCCAGAGAGATATGGATATGTAACAGAGGAAATTGGTATTCAAGATATAATTGAACTACCTGGTAGAAACCAGAATCAGGTTGGTCAGCGTGTAGAGTCTGACTACTCCAATACCCCAAATACTACAGAGTCCTCTAGCCGCAACACGTTAGGAAACAGCGTATGAGTAAAGACCCAGGATTATTTACAGATAGCACTGGCGAAGGCATGGCTGGGGCTACAGATGTCAGTCTTGAGACCATTTATAACGGCACTAAAAGCTGTAAAGCCTGTGGTTCAAGCATGAACCCAGTACAATCATTGAGGGACCAAGACGTTTGCCCAAACTGCAACCGTCGTAAGGCCCATCGATTAGTGAAAGGACGCATGTCATAATGGCAGTCAATCAATCACGTTCACTTAACGGAGATATGTCCGACGGTGCAACAGACGGCAAGTATCGTAAGCGCCGTCCTAATACAACTGTTGCTGCTGGAATGGGCGACCAAGATGTGGTTAAGAACCGCGCAGGTCTACATCCATACATGAACTACGGTTTTATTAACTCAGAAGAACAAGCCAAGGTTAACCCAGCGGGTAACTAAGATGGCAAAAACTCCACGTCGCCGTGAGTTTGATAGCGTACGCCAATTTCAAAAATTTGGTTCTGCGCTAGATAAGCTTGGCAATAAGTCATCAGGTCCAACTAGTAATGTAACTAAGTTGGAAGATTCTGAGTATTACGAGCGCAAAATGGGCGCCGATATTATTGAGGCGCGTAACAAATGAACCCTAGTGAGTTCCAGCTTAGCGGAACAAGGGACGCAAACGGCGAAATTAAGATAAGCGCTCAAGAGGCGATGAACCCTAAAGAGCATAAACTTATTAAGTTTGATAAAGAAAACGCTGCTCAACGCGCCATCCTTTCCGCATCAGCAGATAAAGAGCACCCAAACTATATTGCTGGAACCGCAATCCACGCTGGTGGTCATTTTTCTATCCCTAACACAGCAATTCGTAAACCAAATAATTACTCCCCTGCAGCAGACCACAGACGCCATAAGCTTATTACAGACGCCATGGCTGGTGGGCAAGACAGGTCTAAAGTTACTCCAACACCAAGGGGTACAAAAAAATCAACAGGACCGTCACCACTTGAAGCAGTAGCCGCAAAGCTTGGCCCAAGCACTGAGCGTAAAACCACAATTGACACCGTAACTGGTAAGAAAACCGAAAAGATTTCAGACGCTGAGTTTGCTGCCAAAGAGGCAAAAATGGCAAAAGCAAGGGCGGCTTTAAAAAAGTCTAAGTAGTGTGATAGGCTACCGTCATGGGTAACATCGTTGACGAGCTAGAGCCAGATAGAATGAACCTGCTTGTATGTAAGCAGTGTAAAACTATCCAAGAAATTCCATACACCAAGACTGGTAAGTCTTTAGGTGAAGGTCGTTATGACCAATCTGATAATCCTTTTATCCAAATGTATATTGGCGACTGCGAACGTCAAGGACACTTCGGTGTTCTTACAGACTGTCTAACAGTTGCATGGATGGGTAACCCTAGTCTTAAAGAGGGCATACTTAACCAGATTAAAGAGCAGATATTGGGCGGAGGTTCTAAGGGTTTAGACGTCCTTGGCACTAACTTCTACAACGTTAAAGACACGTATTCAGCAGATGCGATGAAGTGTTACGCTATCCATAATCGCCCACAGGGCCAGTGCGCAGACTATAAGTCAGACCGCAAAGAACTAAAACCAGATACAGCAAAAGACCGTCTAGAAGCAGGGTTAAAAGCATCAAACGCAAAGATTCACCTATGTGACTTCTGCCCTGTTAAGATGTACAACCAAAAACGTGCTTACCAAGCGAGAGGACTATACAAGTGACAGAAAACATTGAAGACGCACAGGTTATCGAAAGCATTGCAGAAAATACCCCTGCAGAACCTGACGCGCAAACAGCATTTATTATTATTAAACAGAGCAACAACGACTGGTACGCTACCGCGGATTTATCAACTACTATTACAGTTGAACGTGAAGCTACAGTTGACGACATCAAGCATGGGTGTCAGGACATCGTTGATAGCATGAACCAAAGTGCTATTGCTTACCAAGTTATGGCACTTTTAAAGCCTATTGTTGAAGATAGTGACGATTCTGTTGCTAGTTCAATCAAACAAGCACTGCAGGAGCGCGATATACTGTAAATACAGTTAAGGGGTGTTCCTATGGCGTTCATAGAAATGTCATGCAATTGCATGGCGTCGTTCCAAGCAGATGTGCAAGAAGTTGCAAATGAGGCCCTAGTGATTATGTGGGCCCAGCAGTTTGTGTCTGCGCATCAACAGTGTGGCTATATGAACCCAGTTAAGACCGATACCCCAGAGAAGCACCGTAAATTTGAGTTCGAAACCGACGTTATGCACAAAGAGAAAAAAGAAAAAGAACTATAATACCTAGATGAACTTCTATGACGAGCTGGTGAAGCAGGCTAAGCCAGTCACCATAGAGCCCTCCGAGACTTCCTACTTCAGCACCCCAGGTGCTGGGTTGGACCCTCGTCTGTTTAGAAATGGGAAGATTGTTCCCCATATCCGTTCTTTAATTTATAGAATCCTTCTTGAGCATTTACGCGCTCGCTA